TCTTGTATTTGACGAAGCGGCGTTTATCGAGGCCGACTCAGATTTCTGGTCCGCCTGTATGGCGTCACTATCTACAGGGGGTAAAGTAATCGTTGTATCCACACCAAACGGATACGACCCAATCTATTACGAAATCTACGACCAGTCATTAAGAAACATGAACGATTTCAAAATATCTGAGATGTTTTGGTATCGTGACCCAAGATATACAAAAGACTTGTATATGGTTAAAACCAATGACTTGGTACACTTTTTATTGAATCGTGAAGAATATTCTGAAAAAGACATCATCGATTTATCGATGGAAAATCCATATGAACGAGACCACACAATCGTAACCGATTATATCGAACAAGGATACAAACCATGTTCTGCTTGGTTTGAAAGTATGGTTAAGAAATTAAAGTTTGATAGACGAAAAGTGGCTCAGGAGTTGGAATGTGACTTCTTAGGTTCGGGTGATAACGTATTCGAATCTGAATTGATGCAAGAAATCTCAAAGAACACTTTACGTGACCCCCAAGCTAAACTCATGGGTGGTTCACTATGGATATTTAAAGAACCTGTAAACGGACATAAGTACGTAATGGGTGTCGATGTATCAAGAGGTGACTCTGAAGACTTCTCGTGTATCCAAATCATCGATTTTGATGAAAGGGAACAAGTATTAGAATATGTTGCCAAAGTTCCACCAGATGTATTGGCAGAAATCGCTTATAAGTGGGGAACAATGTATAACGCCTACTGTGTTATTGATATCACAGGTGGTATGGGTATATCTACCGCAAGAAAACTACAAGAATTAAGTTATCAAGGTGGTTTATATGTGGATAATGTTGATACCACAAACAAATGGAAGTGGGACCCAAAGATTAATGACAGAATACCAGGAATTAATTTTAACTCAAAAAGAGTTCAGATTATATCTGCATTTGAAGAAAATGTGAGACATGGATTTAAAGTATACTCAAATAGGTTATATAATGAAATGAACACATTTATTTATATAAATGGGAGACCTGACCACCAAAAAGGTCATCACGATGACTGTATCATGGGTGTATCCATGGCATTGTATGTTGCGGAAAAATCATTCCAATCATTAGAAAAAGTTACAAATCATACAAAAGCAATGATTAACTCATGGGCCACCACGGTTAATGAAAATAAAAACTCATCAGAATTCTTTAATCCTATGGTTCCTCAAATGGGTAGAAGTAATGGATTGGGTAATCATGGTGAAGCGACTAGAGCTGATTACCAAAAATATGGATGGTTATTTGGTATTAAATAAGTATTTATATTATCAAAGTAATTAGTAAAATTAGATATGAGTGAACAAAATCTAACGGTCTGGCAGAGGCTGTCCCAAACATTTGGTCCTAATTCGTTATTGAAACAGGATTATCCAACTTTTAAGTTTGATAAAAAAGAACTTCTGCGTACAACAAATCGTGATGATTATGAACGTGAGAAACTTCAAGCACAACAAACTTATTATTTAACTAATCAATGGGCTAAAGTTGAAAACAACTTATATTCTCAGGCGATTTACTATGAACCATCACGTTTATCTGCTCAATACGATTATGAGTCAATGGAGTACACTCCTGAGATTTCTGCGGCGTTAGACATTTATTCTGAAGAATCCACAACAACAAATGAAGATGGATTTATCCTTCAGATTTATTCTGAGTCAAAACGTATTAAATCCGTATTAGCTGATTTATTTAACAACTCACTTGATATTAACACCAACTTACCAATGTGGACGAGAAACACGTGTAAGTATGGTGATAACTTTGTTTACCTCAAATTAGACCCTGAAAAAGGTATTATTGGTTGTCAACAATTACCAACAATTGAAATTGAACGTCATGAGGTTGGGGTTACTGCCAAGATTACTGTAGATATCACACAAGAAAAAGACGAGAACAAAAAAGCCCTTCACTTTACTTGGAAGAACAGAAATATGGAATTCCAATCATGGGAAATTGCTCACTTCAGATTATTGGGTGACGATAGAAAACTTCCTTATGGTACATCTATGTTGGAAAAGGCAAGACGTATTTGGAAACAGTTATTGTTATCAGAAGATGCGATGTTAATCTATCGTACATCAAGAGCACCCGAAAGAAGAATGTTTAAAGTATTCGTGGGTAATATGAATGATGATGATGTTGAGGCATACGTACAACGTGTTGCTAACAAATTTAAAAGGGAACAAATTGTAGATTCTAAAACGGGTAACGTGGACATGAGATTCAATCAAATGGCGGTTGACCAAGATTACTTTATCCCTGTTCGTGACCCTGCGGCACCAGACCCAATTACAACATTACCTGGAGCAACAAACTTATCAGAGATTGCCGATATTGAATATATCCAAAAGAAACTATTAACAGCTCTTCGTGTTCCAAAGGCATTCTTAGGATTTGAAGAAGTTGTTGGTGATGGTAAAAACTTATCATTACAAGATATCCGTTTTGCTCGTACAATCAACAGAATTCAAAAATCTATGATTGCCGAGTTAAACAAGATTGCAATTATTCACTTATTCTTGTTAGGATTTGAAGATGAATTACAAAACTTTACATTAGGACTTACTAACCCATCCACACAAGCGGATTTATTAAAAATTGATGTGTGGAAAGAAAAAGTTTTATTGTATAAAGATTTGGTTGCCGACCCAGGAAACGGTATTCAACCTGTATCATCTACATGGGCTAAGAAACACATTTTTGGATTCTCTGATGAAGAAATTAGATTGGATTTACAACAACAAAGAATTGAAAGAGCTGTTGGCGAAGAACTTAAAGCCACTCCTACAGTTATTACTAAAACAGGTATATTTGATAATATCGATAAGTTATATGGTAGTTCAACAGGAGGTACCGCAACTGCAGCAGCAACTACTGGAGGTGAAGACCTTGGAGCTGCACCATCATTTGGTGGAGGTGGAGGAGGGTTTGAAACCGCCGCTCCTGAAGCAGGTGGAGAAGCTCCGCCAGCTGAAGCACCACCAGCGGGAGGTGAAGCTGAGGTAACACCTGAATCACAAAAGGAAAAAATGAACATTCTTTTGGAAAGTGGATTCGCGGAACGAAGTAGATTTTTTAATTTAGAACAAGGTCAAGATTCTTTAGGAGAAATTTCAAAAGAATTGGATAAGTTATTAAACTCGTAATATTTATATTTAAAATATACAAAATGACTTTCGGGCAAATCAAATCCATAATTGAAAACAATCTATTAGAGTCCTACAGAAATGAGCAGGAGTTTAAAAAATCGTTAAAAGAATTCAAACACAATGTTTTGAGTAATAAAAACATGTCAAAACTTTATTCTTTATACGACCAATTAACTACACCACAAGGACTAACTGAAAACGACGCCAAAGATTTTCTTGATGAAGGTATTCATTTAATTCAAAAATTAATACCTACTATTAAAACTCCAAAAACTGTAAATGAAAACGTTGAGAATAAATATTCTGACTTAGATGCCCTTGTTTACACAAATAAATTGGATTTAATGGAAAGATTAAAATCAAAGAAAACTCTAATCCAAACTTTAACATCAAACAAAAAAGAAACCGTAAAGGAAACAATTAATATTCCTTTAAAATCTATGGTTTCAATTGCGAATCAAACTTTAAATAGTTACCTTGAAAGTCTTGATGAGGATGCAAAAAAAGAGTTTATTCAATTAATGTCTGAAGATACTTCATTACTTAAAACTAAGTTTGATGACTTACGTGAAAGTGCAATCAACAAACTTACAACACTTTTAGAAAGTGAGCAAGAGTTTGAAATTAAAACAAAATTGTCTGAAACAATTGACCGATTAAAGGTTGAAAAGTTTGACCAATTAAATTTCCTTAAGTTAAAGAATTTAGAAGAATCAATCTAATTTAGATTTCATCTTTTGAATGTAAGAGGCTTTTAATTTTTGTTGTCTCTTTACCACCGATTGTTTTACAAATTCTTTTTTACCAAACAAGATTTGGTTTTGCTTGGTTTTAATTACTTTGGACTTTAATGTTTTCAAAGCTTTTTCAATACCTTCTTTTTTTACATCTACTTTTAACATATAATACAAATATCTTAATTTTTCTGAAAGTTTTTGACAATGGACATAAAATTTGTTATTTTTTAACAAACAAATAAACATTGACAACATGAAACTTAATGAAAAAAGGAAAAAGTGTAAAGTTAAATCTCTACAATCCAATTAAATCGGTGTATGGTACGGTAGATTCTAAAAATTTAAAATCGCTATACATAAACATACAATCGTGGGTAACACCAAAATTTGAACACGACAATTGGAACCGAGTTGTTTGTAATCTAAGTAGAGACATTAAACATTCGGTATATAACTCCATAAACACAGAATTATTCAAAGAACAAAGTATTGTTGATTTAGACCTCAGGACAAGTGGTATTTCACACGGAAAAAAGTCATTCTTAAATTTAGAGGTTAATTTATATACAAATCAAGAAATGGATTTCAAGTCCCCCGAAATAAAAAATTCAGTAAAACAAATCATTAAAAATATCTTCAAAGAAAATGTAATACAAAACAAATACTTTGAATTTTCTCCATCAAAAAACGATTAATATCAAAAAGATACTTGTAGCGTATATTTATCTTAAAAAGAATTCATGAAACAATTAAGAATATTAGAGGCGAACGAAGTAGGTCATGGAATATTGATTGAAACAGATGCAGGTTGGGTATCCCCAAAAGATATTCGTAATGCTGAAATGTTAAAAGAAGCAAAAGAATTAGATTATAGAAATCCTTTTGAGTTTTATGCGGTATTACAGAAATACGATACTCCAAATAGAAATGGAAGATTTTATCCTGAAAGAATATTAAAGAGAGAAGCTGAGAACTATAAAAAAGCAATTGCTAAAGGTTTATCAACTTCAGAACTTAATCACCCTGAGTCGTCTTTAATTGACTTAGACAGGGTATCACATATCATCACAGATATATGGTGGGATAAGAATATCTTAATGGGTAAACTTAAATTGTTAACATCGCCAGGATTTCATGAAAGAGGTATTGTTTCTACTAAAGGAGACCAAGCTGCCAAC